TAATTCGTAAATGGTTTGGTGCAAACAACATGACATCCAAAAGACCAGAGGTTCAAGAGATGATCAATGAAATACAGCGACAATATAGATTGTATGCTGTTGAAGTTAAAAAACAAATAGCCGAAGTGAACAAAATGGAAAAAGCTTTAAGAAAAAGTAAAAACTTAGGCTTAAGAAATTTATTTAATCCAAGAGCTAGATTTCAATTGTTGTATGGAAATATGATTGATGTACAGCCAGATGGCAGTATAAGTCTTTTTAGCAGACAAGAATTTATGAAAAAAAATCCTACCCAAGCTGAAATAGATTTCTACAATAAATATCAAGACATAACAAATAGTTATAAAAAACTATTAAAACGTAAAGGGCAAGATTTATATATTCCTCATTTCCAAATGGGCAATCTTGAAGCATTATCTGCAAGAGGTCTTCTTGGCTTGTACGCTCTTCACCTAGGATCAACATCCAATATAGATAACGTTAAGCTTACAGGAGTTGGTAAGTATGCACAAAAAGAACCTAAATCGTTTGGAGCATGGAAGAAAGATTACACAGACGGTATATCAAAACCATCTGAAGAAAATCAAATAACTAAAGTAAGACATCTTAGACAGCTACAAAAAAGAGCTGAAAAACAATTAGCTTTAGGCAAACATGAAGACGGAACAGATATAGTTGCAACTAACTTAGAAATGGATACACTAATGGAGGGTGGTCTGTTTTCAAGGTTTAATGCAAGTCGTACTACAAGAGCTAAAGAACTAACGAGTTATGATCTATCAGACAATCTTAGACAATATGTTAGATCTGTAACATTTGTACACGGATCAGTAGATCAAAGCTTTAGAGGGTTTAATGATGTAGCTACCTTAGTTGATGGAGTTATAGCTGTAAATAGAGAGATGGGTAATGAGAATACAGCTGAGTATGTACAGCGTGTATGGAGAGATAACTTTTTAAGAAATCAAAGACAAACATCTATATTTGGTAAAACTGCTGACAAAGCTATACAGTTTATGGTTAGATGGACAGCTCTAATACACTTAGGTTTTAGTACAAGTGTGGGTATTGGCAATATACTTGCTGGTAAATACCAAGAGCTAAGAGATAAAGGTGGATCTAAGTTTGCTTTAGGAGAAAAACGATTCTGGACATCTTTGAATAAAGACGGATGGAAAGGCATAGAGCTTTTAAAAAAATACAGAGTTATTGAATTATCGTTTAGTGATGTAGTAGGTGATCGTGATTCATTTAGTAAAATAGAACAATGGGCATTTTTACCTATGGAGCTATCTGAATATTGGATACAAGGTACTGCTTTCTTGGGTGAGCTTACTCCGCAAGAATATGAGTCGGGTATTGTAAGTGACGAAAGAGTTATGGAAATAAACAACAAGATAGCTACACTACACGGTGAAGGTTATACTAAAATAGATCAAAGACTATTAAGTGTTTATTCATTAGGTGTGGCTGCGCAACAATTTAAAAGATGGTTTATAACATTGGCTTATAACAGACTTAAGCAAGAGGACATAAACAGATTCGGTGAATACGAGATAGGCTCTTACAGAGCAGGATATGACTTTGTAATGCGTATGATGAATGGCACAAGCAAGCTATCTGAAATGCGTGCAGAGTTTGAAGCATTACCACAGCACAGAAAAGATGCAATCAATGCACTATTAAGAGGTTTTGGAATGACCGCAATGTTGTTGCTTATGGGCATGGCTGCTGATGATGATGATTTTTATGCAGATAGAATACAAAAGCTTTCTAATGATGCTTTAATATTTACTGATGTTAATAGATTTGTTAACTATACTTTACCGCCAGCTTCGATCAATACAGGTAAAAATGTGTTACAGTTTAGTAAAGAACTAGCAACATTGCAAAGATATGAGCGTAGTGGTGAGTTTGGCAAGCAAGGAGATTTAAAAGCATTTAGCACGGCTCGTAAAATAACACCAGCCAAGGCTATAACTGAACCTTTATTTAGAGAATAAAATTAACTATATTTGTAAAAAATAATAAAATGGCAAACATTCAAGACTTATTTAGACAAAACTACGGTCAATTAGGATCTGTGTTTTGTGATACAGCAGATACGCCAATTAAACCGCCAACTAATAAAGTGTTTATAGCTATTACGTTTATAGCTGATACAAAATTAGAAACATTGGGTACAAACGCAGGAGGGCTAACAGCTGATACAAGTAATCCATCTATAGAGTTTGTGGGAACAGATGTAGCTGCTCATAATTTAGGTGCAGGTAATGAAACATTGACAGAGGGATCAGGTGGAGCTATAGTAGATAATGGAAACATTTTTCCTGCTGGCGTAACTATATACGGTAGATGGACAAGTATAGAAATTGCTAATGGTGAAACAGGAGCATTTATAGCTTATATTGGTAGATAATGAGTTTAGGATTAGGAATAGTAATAAAAACAGTTAAGCCTGCTGGAGCTTTTTCAGGAGAGTTTAATGGTGATTTTGGAGGTTAATTATGGCAAAAGGAGATTACACAAATGCAACAAGAAGAGCTGGCTACAGAACTTTAGTAAGACGACAAACATTAACTAAAGTAACTGTTGCTTCTGATGACAAAAGAACAAGAGCAGAACTACTTGATATGGTAGAAGAATTGTTCGAAACTAAAACTAGACAGATTACAGCAGAAAAATTAAGAGCATTTTTAACAGTATTAGTTTTGTCTTTAGATAATAGTTCAGATGACACGATTGTTATAGACAACAATACAACATATCAATCATTACCTTCAGCTGATCCAAGAGATGGATCAGGTAAACTTTGGAATAACAGAGGCACTTTAGCCTTAGGAACATAAAATTATGGCAAATACAAACGATTTATTTTCAGTAGCTACAGGTTATTTTGGTAGCGCATATTTAGATTCAACTTCTTCAGATGAAGAGGTGCAAAATTTATCTACAGCAGGTGAGGTTCCTCATCATGTTGTAGCTATTACAATGTTGCAAGAATGTACTTTTGAAACACTTACATCTTACGTGGAAGGTTCAAAACACTCAGCTTATATGACTACAGCTGCTGCTGGAGCATTTGGTAAAGCTGTAGCAGGTACAGATACATTTCCAACTGGTGTAACTATTTATGGAAGATGGACTGCAGTTAAGCTAGAAAGCGGTAAATGCATTGCATATGTAGCGCCTGCTTCAGGAGCTCATCCAGGTCTTAACGTACAAGCTTCCTAAGATATGCATATGGGCTTACATATGGGACTCGAGAATCCTTCTCACCGTAAGTCGTTTGATCCATTACACGATTTAGGAGAACCTTTGTTGCATTTTGATTTTTCAAAAGTAGCAAATACTTTTAGATTTCCTAGAAAACCAGACACAAGCCCAACCTGTAACGATACTATATCTGATGAAACATCTACTGTCGACCTTAGAATGGCCAGCGGTACGCAACCTGACGCAGGTCTTTGGCCAGATGCTGGTGTTATTTTAGTTGGTAGTGAATATATATCATATTCAGGTTTTAGAATAGCTAGCGGTACAGCTAGTATTTTGTATAATATAACAAGAGGTGTGAGCTCATCAACTGCTGCTGGATTTTCTGCAGGAGATAGTATAACTTTAATTGCAGGAGAATACCAAAACATACATAACGTTAGTGCTGGTTTATCTTCAGGTGATGGTACTGGTTTATTTGATTTCAGTCAATGGACTGATACGTTATTAAAAGTACCTAGCGAAGGTAAAAATACTAATGTAAATTATGTAATACCAAAAGATCCAGCTATAAGACCTTCTGGTTGTAAGAATGTTTCAGGCGTTTTTGGAGCATCAAGACCTGCTCTCAATTTTGATGGAGGAAATGATAGATTGCCATTAGATGCAGCTGTGCTTACGGGTGGAATAGATTTTACTATTGTTGTTGCTTTTAGAATGGAAGGTTCAGTAGCTAGTGACGCTATACTAGGCGGTACTATTGCTGGTTTAAATCAATTAAAGGTAAATGCTAATACAGTTTTATTTAGATTTAATGCGACAGGTACTGGAAATCAATTTGCCACAGTAAGACTTAATGATACTGATACATATCAAACTGGATCAAGAGGAACTCCAGTAGACAAAGGCGGATCAAATGAATCTATAATAGAAGATGAAAATGAATTATTAATTGTGGTTTCTGAAACAAATTTAGATGACAGTAAACAAAAAGTGTATGTATACGATGCCGCTAATTTAGTTGGTGAAGAAATGGCAAATAACTCTAATACCATTGTAGATGGTTATCCTAATAATGCAGCAGCTACTCCCGAAGGTAGATTTCAAATAAATCATATTGGTGCATTGTCAAATGATGCTGGTGATTTTCAAGGTTCAATGGGAGTTATAACCATATATGATTCTGCATTGACAGATGCGCAGATTGTATTATTACAAGAATATTATAAAAGTACATATTCAAATTTAAGGCATGATTAGGTTTTTAATTATATTATTTTTATTTGTTTCTGTAAATGGAAATGCACAGATTAAAAAACTATTTAAGTTTTCTACTTTTTATGTTGCAGCTAATGGAGGAACATCATTATCTGATAGAGATGTATATTCTGTTGATGAAAGTACATTAATGTATGACACTATATTTACTCCATATGATTACTCATTAACAATGGGTATACGTAAAATCAAAAGATTTAATTACGAAGCTACGTCACCATTTAAAGATGGGACAGAAACATCTTTCTCTGATGCTGCTAATATAGGTCTTGCTCCATTTGAATTTTTATTTGAAGTTGATTACAAAAGACAAGAAGGTATTAAGTATTTAGATCAACATCATTTTATAAGATATGTAAATCCAAAATGGTTTGCCAAGGTAGAATACATGGTAGATGGATTTGCAGATATAAAATATTTTGAATCAAGTCAAAGACTTAGACTTAACGGAAATAAAAAACTTTCTTTTAATTTAGGATTTGCTCAACGTCTTGCAGAACCTTATGGTTATGATCCGTTATCTGACTGGATTATGGAGTCTGGCAATATACATTATACACAATTAGCAATAGAAGAAGGATACAATATTGATGTATTTGAATCTATTTATACTGATCCAAATAATAATATAGTTGCTACTAATAATGAAATATGGAACGAAGTTGTAATACCTAATGTGTTAGAAAACTACGTAGAAAAGAAAAGAAATGAATTAGCTAATCAATGGCAGTACTCTTTAGTAGCTGGATTAGATTACTATTATTATAGTAAAAACTTTTGGTTACATACCTGGGCAAATATAATGCCCTATCACTATAATGATGGAGGTTTGTACTCATATCATAATTTTAATGATAATGAACAATGGTATGATTATTCAGGAGGCCTAATATTTGGTTTGAAAATAAACAAACATTTAGGTACTTTTGTAGAAGGAAAGTATCACAAGTATTGGAACAGAGAGTGGTACGATTTTAAATTAGGAATTAACTATATAATATTTTAAGATGAAAAATTTTATCTGCAAATTAATTACAAAATTAACTTTTGGCAAAGTGTGCTTTGGACATTGTGGCAAAAAATGTAAAAAGTAAAATGAAACAATTGAATGAAGATACAAGCTTTAATGTAAGCATCAAAACACTTGGTGGTATTGCTGCTTTAATTTTCACGCTTGTCGGTATGTGGTTTACATTACAAGCTGACATATCTGAAGCTAAAGAGCTTCCAAAACCTGAAATATCAAAAATGGAATTTGATATGAAAGATGTTAATATACGCCAATCAATTAAGAATACGGAAAGAAACGTAGAGAAATTGGAAGAGCGTATGATCAGAATGGAAGACAAAATTGATGCATTAAAATAATGAAAGCTTTAATAACCTTCATTATAATTTTTATTTCATCTTCGTGTATAGCTCAAATAAAAGCTGTGCACTTTAATGCAGATTGGAATAAAAACAATGATGTAGTTTGGTTCTCAAAATTAAAAGAATGTGATAGACAAGCACTTTTGATAGAGCAAAATGATAATCAAACTAAATACAAAATAGCTGTAGTGCCAACTATAATAATATTTGATGATGGCGAAGAAGTTAAAAGATTTCAAGCTGACATTAGTTTTTCTATGGTTGCAACAAAAAAAGAAATACAAAATTACATTGACGAACTCATAATAAGCAAATTTTAATGAACAAGTTTACAAGGTTTTTATACGCTTTAATTATGATTGTAGTATTTTTTATAGGTACTGCATTCGGACAATGCCCTCCTAATACATGGAGTTTAAACGTTACAGTTAATCCTGATCAATATCCTGAAGAAACATCTTGGTATATAATGACTTTCTTTGGAGATACTTTGTTAGAAGGTGGTCCGTACAGTAATATAGTGGATTATGAACCGCAATATGCAAGTATATGTTTACCTGTAGATAGCTTTTACTTTGTGCTAAATGATACGTATGGAGATGGTGTGGCAGGTAGTTTATGGGGTGGTAATGATGGTTCTGTATACATAGAACAATGTGGTGATACTATATGGCAATTAGATACAGCTGATTTTGGTAATCAAATATGGGATGTAATATATACGTCTGGCTGTCCTCCACCTCCACCAGTATTTGGTTGTATGGATAGCAGCTTTGTAGAGTTTGACTTAGCTGCTACAGTAGACACGGGGATGTGTTTTACACCAAAAGTATATGGATGTACAGACTCATTAGCATATAATTATATAGATTCAGCTAATACAGATATAGCTATAGATAGCTGTCTGCATGAGCTTGAACTAACTGACCTAGCTGGAAACGGTTGGGCTGGCTCTACACTCAAACTGTCGCAAGCAACTAGCATGATACCACCGTTTAATTATCAAGACATTGGTACATACACATTGGTAGATGGTTTTGATACAACATTCTTTATAAATCTAGCAGCAGGCTATCCTGTAAGGGCGGTGTTTGAAATAACGCAGCAATCAGATTTTACAGCAGTACAATGTGGTTATAGTTTGTATTCTGAAGATTACTATGCAATAGATATAGAAGGTGGATTTGTAAATCCTATACCACCATTCTTTCCTGTTATAGGGCAACCATATTGTGGAAATACATGCGTAGAAAAAACTTATGGCTGTATAGATAGTTTAGCTGTAAACTATAACGATACAGTAAATACAGACGATGGGAGCTGTTATTATAATCCAGGATGTACCAATCCCATATATCTAGAATATGATGCTTCTTACGATTATGATAATGGATCGTGTGCTACTCTGGTAGTATTAGGTTGTATGGATAGCACAGCATATAATTATGATCCCTTAGCAAATGTAGAGCTATCAGGATCTTGTATACCTTACGTATATGGATGTATGGATCCAATAATGTTTAATTATGATCCATTAGCTACAGCATCAGACACCTGCATACCTTATATATATGGCTGTACAGACGCAAGTATGTTCAACTACAACATAAATGCTAATACAGATAATGGTAGCTGTATACCGTTTGTGTACGGGTGTACTGACGACACCATGTTTAACTATAATCCATTAGCTAACACAGACAATGGATCTTGTACTCCTTTTGTTTATGGCTGTACAGATCAGGATGCAATAAATTATAGCCAATTAGCAAATGCTGATGATGGCTCATGTATAGATGTTGTATTGGGTTGTACTGACAGTACAGCCTTTAACTATAGTATATTAGCGAATACAGACGATGGTTCATGCATACCCGTTGTTTGGGGTTGTACCGATGGTGCAGCCTTCAACTTTAATGTATTAGCAAACACAGATGATGGCAGTTGCATTCCTGTAGTATTTGGATGCATAGATCCTACAATGTGGAATTATTGCGATACGTGCAATACAGATAATGGAAATTGTATACCTTACTATTATGGATGCACAGACAGTACTGCAATTAACTATGATGATAATGCGAATACTAATAATGGTAGCTGTATTTATCCTTTGCCTGGGTGTACTGATCCGTCCGCTGTTAATTACAATTCGTCAGCTAACGTGGAAGACAGTACGTGTTATTTTTCTGCTGGCTGCAACGTTGGTGATATATATTATATTCCTAATGAGTGTTTTGAATGGGTGATTGATATTGATCAATATTGCTGTGATAATACTTGGGACGCAACATGTGATAATTTATATCAATATTGTCTTGATGGATGGAGTGGACCAACAGATGTTCAGAATATAAGATCATCTGTATTAAGCGTTTATCCAAATCCAACAAAAGGAAATATATACTTTACAAAAAATGTAGACGTAACATTCTATAATATGTTAGGTAAAAAAATATCTGAACATAAATCTGTAAATTTCGTATCTTTACAAATCGGTCCTGGCATTTACAATGCAATTGTAAAACATGATCAATTATATATATCAATAAAAGTAATAGTAAATGATTAATAATCTTTTAGGAGGCATATTAGGAAAGGTTGTAGATAACGCTGAGGGTATCTTAGATAAAGTTATAACAACTGATAAGGAAAGAGATGAAGCTAAACTACAGCTACGCAAAGTGTTGTTGGATGCAGAAAAAGAAGCTTTTGCTAAAGAAGTAGAAGATCGTAAGTCTGCAAGAGATATGTATAAAGATGATGCAATTATTCAAAAGGTATTAGCAACATTGTTTACCGTTGCATACTTTGGGATTAGTTTTGTTATGTTTAATCATTTTGTATTGGGAGATATAAATTTAGGAGAGTTTGAAATTAGTTTTATATCTACAATATTTGGAGCAATGAGTGCTAAAGTAAATACTATTGTAGATTTCTTTTTTGGAGGGAGCAGCAAAAAGAATAACGATAATAGTAATGGCTAGAACAGCAGCATGGCAAAGAAAGGCTGGTAAAAATCCATCTGGTGGTCTTAATAAAAAAGGCGTAGCCTCTTATAGAAAAGCTAATCCTGGAAGTAAACTTAAGACAGCAGTAACTACTAAGCCTTCTAAACTTAAAAAAGGATCTAAAGCAGCAAAGCGTAGAAAATCTTTTTGTGCTCGTATGAGCGGTATGAAAAAAAGATTAACTTCTGCTAAAACAGCAAGAGATCCTAACTCAAGAATTAATAAATCTCTTCGTAAATGGAACTGTAATGCTGGTTGTAGGTACGATCAATTAAGTTAATATGGCAAAGAAATTTAAAAAACATATGATGTATAGTAAAAGCGGTGAAGGTTTTATGGCTAATACTATGCAAGATCATTTAGATATGAAAAAGAAAGGATATACTCATAGCAAACCTAAAAAGGCGAGTAAAGGTATGAAATATAAATTAGGAGGCTCTCTTCGACAATTAAGCTAATATGGCAAAAGATGCATGTTATAATAAAGTAGTATCAAGATATGGTCCTAAAACATCTGCATATAGAAGTGGTGCGATGGCTAAATGTCGTAAGGTTGGAGCTGCTAATTGGGGAAATAGTAAAAAGAAAGCTGCTAAAGGTATGAAATACAAAAGCGGTGGAATGTTAAGACAACTTGATTAATGGCAGTACGTAAAACAGCAGCTGGATTAAGATTAAAGCGTTGGTTTAAAGAAGACTGGCGTACTCCTCGTGGTAATAAAGACTATAGTAAAGGTGAAAATACATTTCGTCCTACTAAAAAAATAAGTAAAAAGACACCAAAAACTTGGAGTCAATTAAGTAAAGGTGATAAAGCAAGAGCGGCAAAAGAAAAAAGAGAAAAAGGTAGGGTAAGTAGATACAAACATGGTGGTAACTATAGAGGTAAACTTGCTGACAAAAACATGTGTTGTTGTGGAGCGAGAATGTCTCGTTTGAACGAACAACATGCATAGTGAACAATGTTTATCAGAAGCAATGAATAATGCATACAGCATTATAAATGGTGAATTAACCTTTGATAGTTTATTTAATCTTAACAAAGAGATCGTTTATTGTGCTATGTCACCTGACGTATTAAAAGATAAGAATAAAATGAATATTCTTTTAGAAGATATGATCGAATATTATATTCTAACAGAAGAATATGAAAAGTGTGAAGTACTTAAAAACAAAATTAAATAATGGCAGAATTAACTAGAATAGATGGGGTGCCTGTATATAGCACATTAGCAGAAGCTTTAGCTTATGGGGTAAGCAATGGTTTAACTGGCTATCATACTCATGAAGTAAATGGTGTAACTGGATATATGGCTGGTTCTACTCACCAACAAGCTACATCAACTGATGGTGTTGATCCAACAAGTCCGTCTGGTGGTAATGGTTCATTAGAAAATATAGAACCAGATGATGTACCATATTGATTTTTATTAAATAAAAAAAAATGTATCTTTGTAATCTAATAATAGAATAAAATGGCAAAAAATTATACTTTGACTTATTCACTTAACATGACAGCTAATTCAGCTTCAGGTTATTCGCAAAGTCAAACAGGTGGTAAAACCTTAAATATAACTGGTGTAGATCAAGTTACAACAGGTAGACTAGATGTAGATCATGATGGTGATAAAGAAATTATGGCCGCAACAACGGCAGGTAGATTTATTTATGTGCGCAACCTTGACGATACAAACTTTGTAAAGATTTATGATGGAGCATCAAGTGCTGCTGATTTAATTGGTATTTTAGAGCCAGGACAGTTTTTAATGACTATTATTAGAGGCACAGGAACAACTATAGCAAAAGCAGATACAGCTACTGTAACAATTGAGTATGCTGCAATAGAAATAGACGCTAACGCATAATAATTAAAACATGGCAACACAAGCATTATCAGTAACAGTATCAGGTACATTATCATTAGTAGATTCAGATGGTAATTCTGTACTTAGTTTTTCACCTTCATTTTCAACTGCAAGCACGACTGTTGATTCAGCGTTAATTTCTACAGGTGAAATTTTAACAAACGGAACAAGCGACACTACAATTAACTTAGCAAGTCACAATAAGGATATGATTTTTACATTTATAAAAAATGTAGACACAGATTATCCAGTAGCTGTAAAGCCAGATGGTGATGTAATTGCAGATCTTAAACCAGGTGAATGTATGTTTTCTCCAATACATGTAGATGGAGCAGGTAATGATTCAGCTAACTTAGATATTGCTGCTACAACGGCTGCACAAAAAGTACAATTTTTAATTTGTGATGGTCCTGATACAGGAATTGCATCAGACGATTAATAACATATGAAACTCATAGTATTGAGATTTAGTTCAGAAGCAGACTCTACACATGGTCTGCTTTTTGAACATAGGGATATAGGCAAAAGATTTTTGTGTTATACTCTAGAAGATGAGGCAAGGGCATTAAAAGTTCGTGGAGAAACACGTGTACCTGCTGGCACATATAAAATAGAACTAAGAAAAGAAGGGGGATTTCATGAAAGATATACTAAAAAATATCCTGGTTTACACCGTGGTATGTTGCATGTTACCGATGTTCCTAATTTTGAGTATATACTTATTCATACTGGAAATACTGACGAACATACTGCTGGGTGCTTGCTCGTGGGTGACTCACAAGAAAACAACCAACTATTACCTGATGGATTCATTGGTAAGAGTGTTAACGCGTATAAAAGGATTTATCCTTCTATTGCAAAAGCCATAGAAAACGGAGAGGAAGTAACAATTACTTACCAAGATTACGATGAGTAAGGAAAGAAGACAAGGTTTTAAAGATAAATATTCTAAAGATCCAAGAGATCCGAAAAGAGAAGTAAAACAAGCTGTTGATCTTGGCGGAACCTCAGGAACAACTACAACCACAACAACTCCAACTAGCTCATCATCGCCTGTTAAAATTACCGAAACAAGTAGAGTACAACGTAGAATACAGCAACAAAAACTATCGTCTGGCGGTGTATTTATATTACGTAACTACCCTTTTGATACTGTAGCTACAAGAAAAGTTATTTTTGATGGTAAAAAAAATGATAAACTGTCTGATATAATATTTTGTAATACAAGCAGAACTGATGCTATTACATTTGATCTTAGAATTACTACTCTTGATATAGATAACATACCAGAAAAAAATAGAACAACATCAGAATTTAATACTAGCATAGATAATTCTGATAGCACAGCTTTTCTTATAAATCAAAAAGAACTAGCTGCAAAAGGCACTACAACACTAAGCGCAATGACAGGAGGGTTATTAGCAGGATTTACAAGATCTGAAAGCAGGCCGTATTTTATATATGCGATAGTAAATTCAATATCAAGTGGAGCTTTAGATATTACAGTAATCAAATAAAATGAAAAATAAGTTACCTATTTGGATGTCTGACTGGACGTTCGAAACAAAAAAAGGTTACAGGTATGTAATCAAGGATGTAATAGTAAAAGGAATGTCATCTGAAGACATTATTAACAATGAAATGTTGGTAAGTCGAGCTTTGGGTAAGTTGAGAAAGGGCACAAAAAAGTATAACTTGAAAGCCGTAAACGTAAAACTAAAAACTCAACATGGCTATGGCCCAAAATATGAGGATGAAAAAATATTCCAATGAAATCAAGAAACAATACTAAAAAGATAGAAGAATATCTTTTAGCCAATCCAGAACTACTAAACTCTAAGTACGCACAAACAGCAAAATTATTTGACACTAACTACGAAGCTATAAGAGGTATAGCAAGAAGACTTAGAGAAAAAATCAATCCACAACATAGTAAAGAAACAACAAACTTTGAAGAGAATAAAGACGGTGCTACCATAACTTGTGAAGATAGCAGAAGGGTAAAGTCTTTAGATGATCTTATAAAAGCATGCAGTATAGATCTAAATGTATGGGAAGTTGACAAATACGATATAGGAACCTATGAAGTTACAGGTTTTGATAAAGCTAAAAAACCTATAACGATACCAATGTTTAGGACAAAAGCTTGGTTAAAACGTATAGATCCTACAATGAATATACAAAAGATAAGAGAGGAATTGGTCGAAGACTTAGTTCCTCTTTTTGATTCTAGACATGATCATATAATAAGGCCATCTAGTTTTAAAGAAGATGATGCACATCTTTTAGAAATCAATGCTTGCGATCTACATATAGGAAAGATAGGGATAGAAGGAGATGAGTACAGTATTGATATAGCAAGATATAGATTGATAAAAGCTTTAGAACACTTAGTTAAAAGAGCTAGTGGTTTTTATATAAATCAAATTTTATTTGTAGTAGGTAATGATTTTTTAAATGCAGATGGTGATTGGCCTGTGCCTAGCACAACAAGAGGTACACCACAGTTTAACACGAACAAACATATGGAAATGTATAGAGCAGGTAGAAAACTGCTAATAGAATGTATACATATGTTAAAAGAGTATAGTGATGTACATGTAATGGTGATACCAGGAAATCATGATCGTGAATCAATGATGCACATTGGTGATGCTTTAGAGTTGTTTTTTGAAAAAGATGACAATGTATCAGTAGACAATTCTATGTCTATGATGAAGTCATATCATTATGGAAGGTGTTTGATCATTAACGATCATGGTGATGGCCCAAAGTTAAATGATCTGCCAGGTATTGTATCTCAAAGATATAGAGATGTTTGGAGTGAGGTTGCTCATGTAGAAGTGCATAGAGGACACTATCATACTAATAAATCTTACAAGATGCAAGCGGTAGAAGAGCTGAACGGCTTAACCGTAAGAAACTTATCCAGTATGTCGGCCACCGATGAGTGGCACGACATGAAAGGATATGTAGGTAACATTAAGAAAGCTAGCGCATTTGTTTGGAATATAAACAATGGGGTACAAGCTAAACTTAATTATAACGTGCCTATAAATTAGGCCAGATAACTATTATATTATTCATTTATTTCTGGTTCTAATACGTTATATATTTTAGGATCAATTTCTTTGATCTGTTTATAAATTTTTCTGGCTTCACGTTTAGCATTTTCTCTAGCTGTTTTAGTTACGTCAATACCAGTAGCACTATTTATAATCATATGTGCTTTTTCTAATAGTTTATGTGTTTTCTTTTTCATTAATTTATAAATAAATTATATGCAATTGATAAAATCATAGCAAGAAAACCAAAATACATTACTAAGCCTTCTGCTATTATGGTATATTTTTTATATTTATTATGTTTCATTACCTGTTATTTTTGGCGTGCAAAGATAATAAATATTTTAGACTAATTTGTCTTTTACAAATTTAATAAATTCATTCATTTTTCTTTTGTAAAACAAATCAAAATCAATGTATTGAGTTGATCCATTAGGCATAACCTCTTTAGGTTGTTGTTGTTCCCATAGCACGTACAATACATTTCGTAATCTTTGTGATGGAGTTTTATTTTCAAACTCACGATCAATTGTAGCTGTTTCCACAGCGTCTAATTGTTTTTGAGATATAGGCATTGTAGATATAACTACGTATCCTGGTTGCTTTAGCATCCCATACATACTACCTACTATCTCAGGTGATAATTCAGGAGTACCTAGAGATACTCTAACTGTGTTGTCGGCAAGTGTTCTTATATTGTCTATACCGCCTTCAAATACTATTGTATTTTTACTCATTATTTATAACTTTTTCTTTCAATGACAACTTGATCTTTGTTGTTGTTTTTTACAGCTAAATAATTTGCATAGTGCTGTTTTGCCTCGTCTAAGGCTCTCTCTAAATCTACTAATTCATAATCTGTAGATGAGTTTTCCATCCAATGTGATACATTGGTTAGCAATTTAGACGCTAGTCTACGGTGTTGTTTCGAAGTCATATTCTTTAATAATTAATTCTTTCATTTCAATGATAATATCCATTAGTTTGTCATATATAACATCTATGTCGTCATCGTGATTACCATTTCTAATAATCTCATCATCGTACATTTTAGCTACTTTAATTAGTCTATTAAACTTTTTCTTAGCCATCTTAGAGTCTTTACCAACTAAAGTATATAATTGTTCATTGAAGCATCTAAACATTGCTATACATAAAACTAAATCTATGTCCTGTTGGTCTTGTTTACTAATCATCTAACGATTTTATATTGGGACTTAAGCAGCTTGTGCAAAGAGTATCTTCGCTGCTGCTAATCCAGTTTTCTCCACAGTCATTGCATACGTATTCGTATTTATGATCTGTTTTAACTAATGTATTCATTTTCATCATTTTGTCAAATTGATCTCTAGGATCACGTGGTATGTGATCAAACCAGAGTTGCTTTATAAGCTCATCAGCTTCTTCTCTTGTTTCAGGAATGTTGTTATAAATAGATTCTTTTGTATCATCGTCATAAGGACATAACTGTAATAAAGATTCTATTTTATCTATTTGCCAATATTGTATTTCTTCCATTTGTGTAGATATGGGTATCCCAGCTATTAACCAGGATACCACAACCAAACAAAACTATGAAAAACACTAGGACAGAACGTCCAAAGAATTATGCAAAGATAGTTATTTACCATCTTGCATTTCTCTTTCATACCATGCAATTTTCAACAGAACTAAATATCCTATTAAATCATCCACGGTATCTAATGTATTTTCGTTAATACCTCTATTAGCAATTCGCATCAACTTATCGTCAATACGTGCGCTAATACTTTCAACCGCATCACCTTTTGAAAAGATTTTAGCTGGTTGTGTTGCAGAATTACCGTATGCGTTATTCTTCTGTATCAGAAGATCCGATATTCTCTGCATCTCCGACTGGATTTGCGCTTTCATCAGATCCTTTCTTGGCAACTTCTTCATCTATTTGTCTCATTCTTGATAATATTCCTGGTGCATCAGGTATCTGCATACAGTATTGTTGTATCAATATTTCATCTTTAGTATGCTCAGTTTTTTCATTGAAGACTTTGTGTACCCAAGTAAGCAAAGCTACTTCATGCTGCTTCAAAGCCTCTGTAAGGTTTTGAATAACACCATAAATTTTGTTGGATACTTTTACATCCTTGCCATCAATGTTGATTGATTTTCTTTGTGTTTTTGACATAATTAATTTGTAATTGTTTTTAATTCATTTTTCAAAGACTGTATCTTGTCTTCGTATACAGAGATTTTACCATCTCGTATTTGGATCATTTCTCTAAGCTTTTGATTGCTTACGAATAATGTATCTATCAAACCAGCGTTTGTCCAGCGTGGTCTGTATGACAATGTCCTAAATAAAGTAACACCTTTATTATAGTCTTGTTTGATTTTCTTATCTACAGTTGATAGTATTTTATAGTTTTTAATAGCATGTAAAGCTGTGGCATGATCTCTGTTTAAAGTCTGACCTATATGCTTTAATGTATATCCACCTTCTTTTCTAGCAACAGCGCAGAATATCATTCGTGCATCTACTATTTCTCTAGATCTATTAGGTGATAAAAACTTTTTTCTATCAATGTCGTTAGTTACCACGTATGAGTCTAAAAACTCAATCAATGGTATTGTATTATCTTCCATAAACATTTATTTCTACTCCTGGATTTTCTTTGTTATACTCATACTCGACAAAAGTAGGTATCATAAAATCACAGTTATCATCTTCTATCCAACCATTTTTTACCATAAGATCTTGTACAGTTTGTGCAGGATTTATGTAGTCAAATTTATGTTTAGAACCGCGTATAAACTTAAACGAAACAACAACAGGGAACTCTAACCCTGTTATCATCTCTTGAAAATTAATGCGATTCTCCTCATACTGACTTTTGGTTTCTTTAATGTACTTCATAACCGTCTTAGAATTGATAAGCATTTTACCAGTCCAACGTTTAGAGTTTTTACTTGAAGGTACATTACCTTGAATGAAGATCATAATTTTGTGTTTGGTTTACAAAACTACGAAATTATTTAGAATGGCAAATTATCACCCTTTTCATCAAAACTACCGATAACTGGTGCGACAGAGCCACCATTCATGGTGTTTGCTTCAATAAACTCTTGTTCATCTCGTGGTGAAATAGGCTTATTGTACTTAGGATCGTATTTAATTTTAGCACCATCAGCACTAGACCAACGATAACGAACAGCTTTTCTTTTTACTGGCTGTCCATCTTTCACAGTCATGTATTCCTCAAACGTAAAACAAATGTTTACCCATGATCCTACAGCTGCTTTAATAGACTCAATATCATTAGAAAAGTCTTTTACACCACAGTTTGTAAGAAACTCGTGTAGTGTATTCTTTTTCCATTCAGCAGACTTAGGTGCATCAGTTTCTCTGACTGCCCAAAACTTTGCTCTACCATATTCACCTTGTGCGTTTACAACATCAAACTCTATATATGGCGCACCATTATAGTTTTGTCTTTGTGAAGAGTTAGACACAGACAACACTTGGCATCTGTGAGCACCTTCTTTAAAATATGTTTTGTTTTCTACTACTTTAGTAGGTTTTACCTGGCACTCAGCCAAGTTAAATGCAATTACATTACTCATAATTATTTGGATTTGAGATTATCATTTAATACTTTCAACATATGTTCTGGTATGTCGTAGTTTGGCATTTTAGCCTTAACAGCATCACCTTTTCCAGCTTCAATAGCTTTGATCATGTTGTTAAACTTATCTTCATCAAGCTCTGGTTTAACTGCTGGTGCAGATTGTTGTTTTACAGCGTTAGCTACCTCTTCATAAGAAGCAACCGATGTATCTAAGCCAATACCTAAATTAGCAAGAGCACGGCCCCAAGCTGATGTTTCACAGTTTTCTACAAAACTTGTTTTGTTAATGAAGGACGAACCTTCTTTTTCATACGCATGTCCTGTGGAGCGTATGTTTCCGTTCTCATCAAAGATTGTAGCTTTGATAACACAACGATCTTCAGTAAGATCTACAACATCTGATGTTAGACACCAGCCTTTAAAGTTAGATCTAAAATGTTTTAGCCTTTCGTTAACCTCAACGTATTCTTTACCTTTAATGTTAACTGTTTTTAATTTTGCCATAATTTACTTTTTTCGTGTTTCATATTTATTAAACATTTCGTGCGTCTTTTTACCTGCACGTATCGCAAATACGATCTTCAGAAATTTCCTGAACATAACAGGACGACCTCTTAGTATAATAGCAAAGCCTACTTCTCTAAATACTGCAATGAGTATTCGTTTGACAAGCTTCTTATCAATACCTAAGTCGTGTGCAATTTCTGCAATTATTTGTCTTAGTTTTGTGTGTTTGGCCACGTATAAATTTACTAAAATTATACTTAAAAATCTAAGGTATTCTCCTTAAATTTAGTCAGTTCGCTAATAAAGTTTAGCGTAACAGTACCAACACCGATGTTACGTCCTTTGGCAAAGATAATCTGTGCCTTGCCTTGTGTAGACTCTCCGTTTTCATCTTGATTGATACCGTAATATTCTGGCCTGTAAACTAATGCAACTACATCTGCTGCTTGTTCTATCTCACCTGATTCTCTCAGATCAGATAGTGTTGGCTTGCTTTCAGCTCTGAAACCAACACCACGATTGAGCTGTGATAAAGCAACAATTGTAATGTTTAGTTCTTTAGCGAGGTTTTTGAGGGCCCTAGCAACCTTTGAGACTTCTTGCTCTCTGGTTCCTTTTGATCCTGTACTCGCTGTGACAAGCTGTAAGTAGTCAACAAACACAAGCTTAATACCGCAACTGTGTACATATTGTCTAGTTTTAGAAATTAAATAATTCAATGATGTTTGCTTACATTCATCGATATAGATCTTTCGCTCTATTATATCGCTGGCTGTCTGTTGAACTCGTCTGATGTCTTCATCTTTGAGTTCACCGTTTTGTATCCAACGTATTGGTATCTCTGACTCTAATGCAACTAAACGCATTATAAGTTGATTTACCGACATTTCGTAGCTAAATATAAGCGCAGGTGCATCTGCATGCTTAACTGCGTTATATGCAAGATTCAATGCTAAACTTGTTTTACCCATTGATGAGGCTGCACCAATGATAACAAGATCTGTACCTTGCCAACCACCAGTAAACTCATCAAGAGATTTATAACCTGTTGTTACACCTATAATACCGTCTGATGCTATCCTTTTATCAATGTCTATCAAAAATTCTTTCATCTGCAATTTAATATCTGCAACATCGCTATCTTGAACGACCATCATTTTTGCATTCATTTTATTTATAAATGCAATTATTTCGTCTGTAGATTCTCCGTTGAGGTATTTATTTTGCGCTTCAGTAATAAGCGTATGCATTGTCTTTTTACGACTTTGCTCATGCAATGAGTCAATAGCTGACTTAACAGAAATAAACTGTGAATCAAAAGTGTATACATTTGAAAGCTGTATGTTTTCTTCGTGACTACAACCAAGAGCATTAGACATAGACAATAAATCTATATCTTTTTGCTCTGATTGCATAACCAAAAACTGTTCATAAATTCTTTTATGAAACATATTGTCAAACATATTAACGTTCAGCTTTTCTGCGTTTTGATAGTAAAGCTCTGGGTGCATAAGTAATTTAGAAAGCAGAACTGCTTCTAACTCATATTTAATTAATTCATCGTGCATCACATTTTTTTGGGGCGTTAAATTTAATCATTATTTTTTATTTCGCTTTCTTTCATCATAAATGTTTCACACTCTTCTTTACATTCAGAACATTGATATTCTGTAGGATAAGATCCTTTAACATCATCTTCTGTTAGAGTGTATTCTTCATCATCCTGGTAATATATTTTTGCTTGACAGCATTGTGACGCTGAATCTGTTTCAAAATAATGATCATGAAACGTTCCTCGCGCACCGTGTGCATTTAAAACACCAGCAAAACAACAACCAGGTTCATCATACTCAAGTTCAAACTCTAGGTTTTTATACTTATGCATAATGTTTTGAATCCAATTGCATGGTGGGCCCCACGCTGTATCAAAAGTAACGTTAAAACATTGTGCTTCTGACTCATTTATATATGGTTCACACGCATCCCATTTAGTACCCCAGTTATCTAAAGACCAGTTATACCAGTCTTCACGATCACCACGAAACAAAGTCCCTTCAAAAGAAAACTCTGTATCTTTGATACTTGTGGATTTTTCTACAAAATCTTGTAGTTCAGCAACATGCTCTTCTGTGCACGTTACATGTAAATTATTCCAACACCAATTAGGCATATTTTTCTACTAATTTACGTGGTTTACCTTCAAAGATTACTTTGTCATCATAAGTATCATAAACTTTAATTGTTATGTCATCATGATGAACATATATATAATATATATATTCCTCTCCGCAATCATGTGCGTCTGGATGCATCAAATAAATACCTCCAGGACCATCTTTAAATTGGGCAAACATTTGTGCTGCTAAACAATCTGAACCATTTGCAATTTGTCTTTTTTCATCTAATCCAATACCATTTACCACATTAAAAGGATAAAGCCATGTAGCCAAATCTACTCCATGTCCATCAGGGTATCCATCGAATTGACGATACATAGTTGTTAATACATTTTCTTGACCATCATCATACTTTTGTATGATTTTTGTTAAACTTCTTGTTCCCATAATTAATCTTCTATTATTTGTGCATTTAAATCAAAAGACCAGTCAGGTTTTTTGTGACATTCTTTAACAGTAGTAATTGAATCTAAAACAACACATTGTTCCATTTCTTCTTCAACAATATGATCCCATAAATTTGTTTGTGCTACAAACAATTCTTTATTGGAAAAAGTAGCATCCAAAACATCTTGCACTGTTTTTTCGTCTTTACATTTTACATATACTTCAGTAGTATATGTTCTTTCGACTTCTATTTTAAAGTATTTCATAATTAAATATTTACAGTTACTTCAACCCAACCTTTTTCGCTGTGATCAGCGTTTACATTATAGCCATCTTTGTGCAACATTGTTTCTAATTTCATTGCTGCTACCCAAAGCTCTGGCTCTGGTACTTGATCGTGATAGTCATCGTACATTGTTGCACCACGACATTGATAAAATATATCATCCACGTCTTGTTTAACTAACTCAAACTTCCAACCATTAACAGTTACGTAGTTTGATAAATCATCTATTTTACTCATCTTCATTAATTTTAATTGTGAACCAAGATCCAGTAGGTGCGTCATGGTGGTAACAGACTCCTGAGAGTCCATCACCATCCATCCACACGTCTGTGCGACAGCGTCCATCGTGCATTAGTAATGCATCTGCTATCTTTTCAGGATCACTTGATGTCATGTATCCTGTTTGTCCACGCCAGTTTCCGTTTGAGACTTCTACATCCCAAACACTACAACCCATGTCTTTTAACGCATTCACCATATCGTACAAATAGTCTTCGTACTGAAACTCATCATGCGTTTCTTCGTAGCTTGCTACGTATACTTTATGTTCTTTTACATCCATTATACTTATAATTTTAATTTTTCTAAAAAATATTCATACACTTCTGGTATGTGTTTTTTGTAATAAGGTTGCTCACCTGCAACCCAGCTTTTTAATGCTTTTTTATTTGGAAAGCTCCAATTTTTAGCATTTCCGCTGTTTACCATGTCAAATGTTGGCTCTATATCGTCAATAAAATCACCAACTGTCCAGCCTTCCCATATATGTTTATTTCTATCCATTATACTTCTTGTAAATTAACTAACATTCCTTTTTCCATTAACTTATCCTCAATGGTTTTAAAGGCTATCAGGTTCTTTTTGTAGCCAGAGCCTGTCATAAGATTATCAATACCTTTATCATCTATATGATTCGTGTAATAAGTTACGCCATTGAATAATCCCCAAAGGGTATTACCTTTAGCTGCAAGCTCGTGCTGCAAAGCTTTACCAAAGCCTTCGATTTGGTTTTTCTTACGAGTAGAGTTATCACTTACTTTGCTATTCATGTCAACCTTAAATATCTTTTGCATAACATTTTCAATAATAGTCTGATCCACAGGAACTCTATTCATTGCTTTGTATGTAAGCATAAGATTGTCATCAAGAATCAAAGCTTTTTCAAACTCGTCTACAGCAAACTGTAATCTTTGAGATGCGCTCATAGTATGTCTAAACTTAGTTAGATCTTTCATAGCCATGTGAAAGGTGTTAGAACACGATATAACTGTATTGGTAGAACCAAAACCAATAGCGTGTGAACCATTGTGTGAGTTAAGACAGGTAATGTGACGCTTTAATTTGTCACCATTTATATTGTAATCTTCTAATGACAATTGATAATAAATCTTTTGTCCTGGAATTCTACCCATAGCATCACCTTTAATGTCACCACCAAATTTGTTTTGTATTCTAACCATAATTTCTGCTAGTTCTTCGTTCTGCATAGGAACGTATCTTTCGCCTACGGTGCTTAACCAAGCGTTATTGTCAGATCTAAATAAACCGTAACTTTGTGTTTTTTTCCCATCTTGTGTAAACAATGGTTCTTTTTGTACAGACCAAGCTGTGTTAGTATTGTACAATGCGTCAAAAATCTTTTGATTATTATCCATAATAGTATTAAATGTGCCCTCCATTTCCGTTAGGCAGTTCGTATAAATATTCAGTTTCTTCTGTTGCGTCTGACCATCTATTAGTCAGATCACATAATCCAAAACCGTGATTCAATGGACCTTCGTCCATGTTTTCTGCAAGCTTATCTACCCACAGATCTTCATTATTATGTAACCATATTTGTGTTTCACTTAATGGATCAACAAAATCTGGGACATCTATTTCGATCATGCCTATTTTGTAGAAGACCTGTCGTTGTAATAATTTAACTTTCATATTACTGGTATTGTTCCTAGTTTTTCATAGTTTGTAATGATAGCACCACCATCATTACCTTCATCATCCATAGACGGTATAAGCATACCGCCATCGTCAAGATGTATTACGACTGGTGTTTTATACCACATCCATTTTTTTACCTCTTCTTCAGGCATATATTCTATCTTAACGATAGTGCGACCTTCAAGTCTTTTAGCAATTTCTTTAGTCCAGTACTTTCTTGGATCTTTAATCATAATTTATTTTTTCTTTTAAATAAATATAGCAACCTTGCACTAATTCCTAGTTTCTTGGCTGCCATCTCTACAGTTTTACATAGTTTCAGGGCTCTTTTCATTTCCCTGTCTCTCATTTGTTTAATCGTCATGATTAGGTAAATGTTCAACTACTTGTTTTACCTGTATGGTTACATGTTCTTTGTCATGTGCCATACAATGATGTAACAACCATACAATTTCATCTATTGGTTCGTTACATTCTTCTAACAACCATTTTGCATATACATGCATTTCTCCTTGTGTTAGTCTACTGTACAAATGTCTTTTACTCATCTTTGTTATATTCTTGTGCATCCTCTCGTCTGCGTTCATTATATTCATGTTCACTTATCATAGTGTAGCATGTTTCGTCATCGCCACATTCGGAGCAGATCATATACTCGTCAGCGTGTTCTTTACACTCGCCACAAATATCTGTTTCTGACCAGAATCTAGCGTCACAGCAATTACTTGCTCCGCTTCCTTCCTGTTCCACGCCACAACAGCTGGTAACCTCGTCAGAGGTCCAGCCATCGTCTTGTGGATTGGATAGTTTCCAATTATCGTAACTCATTACCAGGAAGAACTATACATATAATCAACGTAGAATAATGTTCCTGATGGATAATTATCTATTATTTCTCTGAGACTATTGTAAGTGTAAATAAGACTTTCAAAATAGTATTCATCATAGTGTTCACCACCGAAGAAAAAACCTGATTGTGTTGGCAACAACTCCTCAGCTTTATCTCTATTGTTTATGACTTCTTCACACAGATCTCTCAAATCTTTGAGTTGATCTAATGTAACGTTATATAGACCGCAGTCATCTTCTCCATCTTGTACGTTTTCTACAAACCATTTATGAATGTGATTTGCTTTACGCCAATAGATAGCCGATTCAGTTATTTCTTCTATTTTATGTGGGTTTATACCTACGTCAACAGTTTTACCTTCACTTTTTACTGTGATTTCTGCTGTAACACCTCTGTGTTCCCATTGTGTACCAAGATATGTTTTCTTGGTTAAATACATGTCTAGTCCCATAATTACTTAATTTTTAATTTTTCTATTAATCTATTATATCTGTATTTAAGCTCAACCTTGAGATGCCCCATGTTACGCTTATATTTATTTTCATCAAACTGTTCTACAGTTTTCTGTATGCCTCGTAGCTTATTTAATATCTCTTGGCGCATTATCTAAAACTAATTTTTTGTTAAATATCATATTCTGTAAGAATAGGTATTCTGCCATAGCATTCTCACCGTTAATTCTTAAGAAGTTTTCGGCAAGATTCTTAACATCATCTAATTGCTGTTGAGATTCGCATGAATTGATTACCGTTACGCAGTAATCATATCCTTTTTCTTTAACTGTTTTATTCATCTTAATAATTATTTAATTTATTATCGTATAACATATCTAGTTCCTCATCTGTAAATGTAGCTTCAGCTTCTAGTTCTTTTATTTCAGGATTCATTATGACTGATTGAGCAAGCTCTTTAGCTTTGCGTATCGCTTTGCCTTTGGCAATATCATAATGTGTATTCTGGATAGCATAGTGATCGCCATACATTTGTATGTGCTTTTTATTCTCCATGTTCTCCTCTTTCTGAGGTATGATAGTAATTGCTACCTCGCCATCTTCGTTGGCTGCTTCAATTAATGTTTTAAGTTTGATTAACGCATTAATTTTTTTAGTTCCATTTCTAGGATCAACGAATGATTGGAATTTACCTTTAATTAAATTTGACATAGTTTTATTGTTTTTGGTATTAGATATTGTATTTTCTCATTAGTGATGTACCAATGGTAAAGATCAGCCCTGTTAAGATAGCTGTTATCATACCTGAGAATGTTCCCAGGAATAATAATGGTAGTCCAAGCGTAAGCAGGACATCCCATAATACATTAGTTTTTAAAAATGCTTTTCTTGACATTACTTTACGTAGGATCAAGTAGAAACCAGCAGCGCTAGCTGCACTCATCATTACAATGCTCATAATTATTTTATTTATTAAGTTTAGTATTTAGGTAATATTTCAGTTTGGTAAGTTCATCGAACCTAGCCATAACTGTTTCGTCATATACATCATCAACAAAGTCTGATATGTGTCTGCGATGCAGAGCTAGTCTTTCTTCAATGAGTTCTTTTAATATGTGTAACTCATTCATTGCGTCTAACGCTTCATCTAACATATCTTTTCTTGCAAGTTCTGCTTCACGCATATCTGAAAAGTTTTCTTTGTTTCTTTTTTGGGCTTCGTTAGCCCATTTACTAATTGGATCTTTCATATTCTAAAATTTGTTTAATTCTTTTTATTAATATATATGGACTTATGGAGCCCATTTCAAATTCTTCAATTTGATACATTATTTTTTCTTTCATTTTACTTTCCATAAATTAACTGTTCTATTTGTTTCAGGATCTTTATAATCTCCTGCATATATTACTACATGTTTTTCACGTAGTTCTGTAACACGTCCTGTCACTCTATTTATATCCCAGCTTAAAGCTTGAGCTATTTGTCTGTTAGTACATTTCTCAAGCGTCATTATAGCTTCGTATACTTGTGCTTGTCTTTTACTTAATGTACCAGACTCTAATAATTGGTGGTAGCTGTCTACCGATTTTTCGTTCACCATGATTTTCTATTTTTTATTGATTCTTTTATTCTATCTTTATGATAGTCGTAAAGAGCATAGCAGTATAATACCACTATGCCCAACCAGATATATAACCACATTATTTCTGTAAGAAATCTCCAAGCTTATTACTAGCTATGTGGAAGTTACTAATCTGTTTCTTCTTAAACTTAGCGAGGTAAGTATTTATGAACTTACGCTTGCGTTTATTATATGAAGCGTTCTGATCTTCGATCCACTTTTCCATTTTGAAGAAATTGTTATCAAAGAACTTTGCTCTACGGGTTTGACCGTCTAGCATTGTTACTTTCATTTCAGCTTTATTAACTGATTTAATGATCGTATGTGCTTCTTCTCTACGAAATGCTTGGTGAGCTCTTTCGTATGGGTTAGCTTTGACTGCTGCAAGCAGATCGTCATATTTATCAGACAGTAGGAACTCGTCCCACTTTTTATCTGATGTTGCTGCTTCTAGGTATTCTAGTTCAATACCTTTGTTGTCTAGTGCCGATCTATCGTTCAGCAAATAGATTCTAATTTCATTAGTTTTCATATTGGTTTCCCTATTATAAGCACTCAAGGGTTCCTTGTTTTTAGAGTACTGGTTAATTATTTTATTTGATTTTTATAATACGTTATATCT